TTATCGCTGATGACGTAGAAGTTCCTAACAACTCCTATACACAGCCCATGAGAGACAAACTTAGTGAAGCTGTAAAAGAATTTGAAGCTATCCTAAAACCAAATGGAAAAATTACCTTTCTTGGTACACCACAAGTAGAAAACTCTGTTTACTTAACACTAGAAGAAAGAGGATATGAAACAAGAATATGGACTGCTAGATACCCAGAATTAAAAAACAACTATGGAGATAGACTTGCTCCTAAAATCCAGAAAGAACTCCTAGAAGGCACTGTAAAGCCTAGAGATCCAGTAGATCCTATAAGGTTCTCAGCACAGGATTTGATGGAACGTGAAGCTTCTTATGGGCGTTCTGGCTTCAATCTACAGTTCCAACTGGATACAACCCTATCTGACCAAGATAGATACCCATTAAAAATAAACGATTTAGTAATCGCTTCTGTAAATAAAGAATTTGCACCAGAAAAGATCATCTGGTCTAATAATCCCGAATATGTCATCACAGATTTGCAATGTGTAGGGTTCAATGGCGATAGATTTTACCGACCAGCCCAAGAATTTGGTGACTTCATAGAATATACAGGGTCAGTTATGTTTGTTGACC